TCTGACGAATTCAGCAAGGCCAACTGGGAAGCAGCAGGTATCACCGTACCTCGTGGCTTCATCAACACGGTTATGCAGCTTGAGCCAGAAGCTGACCAGCTTACGAGCAAGATGACTCGTATTCCGATGACCGCTCCAACGGTTGACATTCCTGCCCGAGTTGACAAAGACCACCGAGAGTCAGTGACTGGTGGATTCCGAGTCTACCGTGGTAAGGAAACTGCTGCTCCGACGCTCAGCAAGAATGCCATGGAGATGATCTCTCTGAAGGCACATGAACTGAATGGTGCTGCTGCAGCTACTAATCAGTTGATGTCAGACAGTCCTCTGTCTATCGCTGCTCTGATTGATCAGGGTCTGCGTCAGGAAGCTCGCTCTTACCGCATCAACGAACTGTTGAATGGTAATGGTATCGGTCGACCTCTGGGTATGCTGCACGCCAGCAACGAAGCACTGTTGACTGTACTCCGTGAAAACGGTCAGGCTACGACTGTTATCGTCAACGGTACCAACATCCTCAAGATGCGTCAGCGAGTCTGGGGCTACGAGAATGCAGTATGGTTGTGCTCTCTGGACTTGTTCCCGACGATCGCAACGCTGCACATCGAGTCGCCAAACAACGCTGGCCTCGTGAAGCTGTTCTACCCTGCTGACTCTGCCAACCCAGACATGCTGCTCGGTCGTCCAATCATCTGGACAGAGTACATGAACGGTATCACCAGCGGTCAGGATGGTTCAGCCATCAGCGAGTGGAACGACAACTTCCTCGCTTGCGTCAACCCAACGCAGGTACTGTACGGTGAACGCGGAACTGGTACGCTGACACGCAGCATCCATGTACGCTTCCTCGAACGCGAAGAAGTCTTCCTCTTCACCAGCTTCGACGATGCTCGCCCATGGTGGAAGACCGTCATGACTCCTGCCAAGGCTGGTCTGACTCTGTCACCATTCGTTGTCCTGTCCAAGACGACTGCATAGTTCATGCAGGTTTGAGGGGCATGTAGTAAGGTCCACCTGAACCATGCCCCTCTCCCTTCCGTGTTTCGATTCTTCTCCTGTACAGGAACAAATACTATGGCTACTCAGAAGTTCACTCACTTGTCCTCTAAGAGCCTTATCAAGGCTTTGGGGACGCTCACCATGAACGGGAGCATCGGTAATGCTCACGTCATCGACATCCTGTTCGACAAAGCCATGCTGGTCATCAACGATGCTGACCTGACTGGTGCTTTGACCGTTACAGTTGCTGGTTCCACCGCTGCTGACGGCTTGAGCGGTTACACGACCATCAAGACCTGTGTCTTCTCTGCTGCTCTGGCCAACATGGACATGGCAGTCGAAGTCGACAGCGAAGAAGTCAGCTACGCTCAGGATGCTGCTGGCGTTGTCTTTCTGTCAGTCGTATTCCGATTGACTGGTACCAACGCCAACACGCTGGATGCTGCTGTTCAGGTCACAACCCTGCACCAGTACAGCGACCTGACTCCAACTGGAACAGGCGTCACAGCTTAGTCGATCCACCAAGTGTGGAAACGATACCGAATCCGTAGTAGGATGCCTAGCTGCAAACGTAATTCTACGGGTTCAGCCGATACCATCTTCGGATGGAAACAGCCGCAGTACAGTTCAGGGGGTGGCTGTACTGCGGTTTGTCTTTTGGAGATCATTCATGCCGATGTACGTTGATCTTGCCAGTGAAGCTGCACTCAGTACGATTGTAGGCACCACACTGCTGAATGCCACCAAACGTAACATTGGCTTCGATCCAGAAACACCTACGGAACTATTGCCAGTTGATCTGGAAGACTTACTCCACGAGTGCATCTCGATCTGTGAGAAGGAACAGTGGAGATTCATTCTCCGCAAACCTGTTACACTCACTCTCCCGTACGATGCCTTTTGCAATCCTGATGGTCTGTTCTTCCTGCCATTCGGACGTGTTACTGAGATCACAACCTTCACGTACATTAAAGACGATCTGACCACCGGAACCGTATCATCCTCCGACTACACTCTCTACACCTCAGAACCATCCAAGCTATGGGCTGAGAACTGGGAAGAAGTCTTCGAAGAGATCAACGATGAGCAACCCTACCCAATCACCATCACATACACTACCGGCTACGCATCATACGACGCCGTACCCAAGTCAACCATCCGAGCCATCAAGATCCTCGCTTACCACTTGTTTGAGTACCGCGATGCGATCTCTGATGGCTCTGTCTCAGAACTTCCTCAAGGCTATTGTCAGCTTCGCGATCTCAACCTTCTGAATGACCACCGTGCAATCCGTTACATTACGGAAGACTGGTCGAAAGTGAGTCGTGGATGAACAAGTACAATCGTCGCTCACGCCCCAACCTACGAACCATCTGCGAGTTCTGGACACCCTCCACAGTCGTCAACACATCGGGTGAACTCACACAGGAATTCACTCTTCATTACAAAGGTCCGTTCTCTCTGGAAGCTCCTCGCAAGCCAACAGAGATTACGGACGCCGGTCGTGTGGCTTCTGAGCAATCCTTCATGCTCATCGGCCAATGGTGTAAGCCTGCTGAAGAGATAACTGCAGGTATGTTCTGTGTCATTCCTTCTCGTCAGAAAGTATTCGCGGTTCAAGGACCAGCGACTGACCCATGGGGTGACAGGAAGAAAGTCAACATTACAATCATCGACAACGTCTCACAGCCGATCACCATCCAGCTTATCCCCACGATGTACTAATGGCTAAACCGTTCTTCTCAATCAAGTTCGACATGCCTACAGAGGTACTCAACGGCTTCCCCAAGTTCGTTGGTACGCTTCGTAGGCACATCGTACGTCAGGCATTGAGGAGTGCGTTACTTCCATCCAGAAACTCCCTGAAGACTAAACTGATGAGGCTCCCCCGTGAGTCCAAGCAGTCTTCAGGTGCTACCTACCGTGCGTTGATCTCCAAGTACAAGAACGCTCGCAACAACCCTGATCGGTTCTACGGTATCATCGGAGTCAACAACAAGTACATTGAAGCGACCACGCTGGAGAAGTCTCCTCTCTACAACAAAGCCATCCAACGTCAGGTCTCATTTGGTATTCGTCAGAAACGTACTGCCGATGATGGATCAGTAATCTACAGCAAGCGTTACCCTCGTGGTGACGTTCGCAGCAGGCTTCGTAAGAAAGTGTTCGGTCCTAAAAGTGTTGGTGGTCTGAAGAAGCGTTGGCCTGCTCGCTACCTGCACCTGTGGGAAGCTGGCTTTAAGCATAAACTCAGTGCCCTCAGCGACGAAAAGAAAAAGAAGGACAGAACGTACGGATTCGAAGGGCATCACTTCTTCGCCAAGACCAAGCAAGAGACAGAAGCTAAGGCTAAGGAAATCTTCCGAACCAAAGTACTGGAACACTTCCGTAAGGCATTCGGCAAATGAGTCCATACGCTCTGGATGTTGGATTACAGTCATTGATCAGCGGTGCTGTCGGAACTACAATTCCGTGCAGCAAGTCTTCGTTCCTGCCCTCACACGATCTGAAGACTGCCCCTGACGGTTACGTGTTCTACGACATCTCAGAGATCACACCATTTCATTCCTCAGAAGGTCTTGCAGAGGCTAATGACTCAGAGAAGTGTAGCTTTACACTTGACGTAGCCTGTGTAGCCCATTCTAATACTCAACGTAAGGCTCTTGTTACCTCCGTGCTTGCCGTCCTGCAACCCATCGTCGCTGGTCGTCGAACACAACTCACCTCCTATTTGGTAACCGGAACCAACGTGTACATCAACTACCTGAGATTTGACTCTCAGGATGAAACGTATGTGTTGAAAACAGGACAGTCGAATCCTGATCTGACGATGATCGTCCTGTCTTTTTCTGGTAAGGCTACCTGTTAGGAGGTTTTCATGGCTAATAGAGATACATCACGAATCAAGATCAAGTGGTTTGAGCAAACCACAGTACCAACTGGCAGTGGAGCAGCACCAGACGCTGTCGACACAGCCAGTGACGTTTACGCCTGTGTCACTGACGGTCCTACATGGTCCGGCTTCACTCGCGGTGACGTTGAAACAACTTGCTCAAATACTTCGCTTGACGGTTGGGGGAACTTGATCCGCACCTTCAAAGCCGGTAAGATGGTCGATCTCGGAACTGTTACTTTCACTGTTGACTGGGACCCAGATGACACTTACGGTGGTCGCGAATACGCAGCATTCTTCGACGGTCGCTCAGGTGACCTGCTCGTCGAATTCCCTGCTGAAGGATCTGAAACTACTGGTCCGATTCTGGTCTTGACCGGATACTGCAACAAGTTCACTCCAATGGGTACTGTGCTCTCTGATGATCAGGGATCACGCTCACTGGCAGAACTTGTCTTCCGTATCTCCAACATTGACGTAACTGCTCCAGTCTAAGACTGATGGTACAACACCTCCCTTCACCCCTTTCTTTTAGGAAACCCGTATGTTGCTCTT